TGGTTTGCCAGTAAAATTTGAAATCACCCCTAATACTTCAAAGTTCAAAGAGACGAACGATTTAGCGGGAAAATCATTCGCCACTTGTGCTAATTTTTCTTCGCAATTATTCGTCGCAAGTGGAGATTTAGAAGATTGGATTCTTGTCGGTGGGATAAATGCGGGCGTCACTATTATAAATTAATAGATTTTAGGCGAAATTTTTATCTTTCATTATGTTATAAACAACTTCTTATTACTATGTCCGCTTCAGGTCTTTCTAACTACAACGCTGGGGGTCAGGGAACAGGTGTGGTTGTTATTCAATCGGGCGTTATAACCAAGGTCGCTGCCACAGCACTTAATGTCGCTTGTCCCGGACTTATTGCCAGCGACCAAGTGTATCTTTCTTGTCTAACAAGAACTGCTGGTACTGCCAACACGCCTCCTAATGAAGTTATAACCACCAATCTCCCTAATGCCAATCCAGTAATTACTTTCACCTCTCCTGACGCTGTCTTCGCTGGGTCATACGCTTACTCAGTTCAACGCGTTTTGAACTCAAAGGTTTTTAATGCTCCTTAAGTGAGGCAAGTCATTTTAAGTGAGGCAAAAAGTCATAATTCTCGCAACTTTATATGAAATCACGCATTTTATATAAAATCTGTCTTTTATCCTCACTTGACGCACCTATCCTCACTTGATTTATTAGATTATTACCGACCCCTAATAGATTATTACCATAATAATATAACCAAAAAGCACTATTACAGTAAAAATAAATTTATTTTTACTGTAATAACCTAAATTGTCTTGATTATTTACTTGTTTTTTAGATTATTACACCCTAACATATTATTTGGATTATTACTTAAAAATTAAAGGCATAATATTTTATATAAGCATAAGATATATAACAATAATGTCGCAACCTTCGCAAATATATTATGATTTAGATGTTGTGAATACAGTCCAACCTGCTTTTACCACTTCATCTACCGCTCAACCAAATCGCCTTACCTTTACCGAGGTGAGAAGCAGTCCTATTTTAGACAATCCAAGCGACTATTTCTTGAGTATTGTGCGATTTAGTTTAGACACAGCAGGCAGTATGCCTTTGTTCTTACCGCAGATTGACCTGATGAATACTGTGGGTGTCGCACCGTGGAATAACACGGTGTATTATGTGAGTGTTGAATACAATCCTCCTGCTACTCCTGCTAATAGATTGATTGCGAAACAGAGAGTAATTTTTGTGCCACAGAACAATACTTTAGCACCTCCCTCCGCCTCACCGAATACTTTAGAAGAAGCAACGAACCCTTATTACTGGGTGAATAATATTCAGGCGTTTATTTGTATGATTAATGAAGCACTAAAACTTGCCTATGCTGATATTGTCACGCAGGCAACCGCAGGTGCTATTACTCTGCCTGTGACTTGGGTCGCTGGTAATGAACCTTATCTTTTATGGGACGCAGGTTCAGCAAAAGCAACTTTAGTCACTCAAGCAGACATTTTCACGCAAGATTGCTTATCTTTAGGCAACGCAGAAGGTTTTGTTTATTTTAACAATCCTCTCTTCATTTTATTCTCATCCTTTCAAGCAATTCACAATTACACATTCAATCCTAATCCTCTTAATTCTAATGACAACGAAGCGAACTATTTGATTAAGGTATTTAACAAAAAAGGAGGGTCGCTCAACAATTATGTCCCCGCAAATGTAGATGGAAGTGGAAATATGATAGGTTCAGGACCACCGTATAATTCATTTTTTATGGAGCAACCTTATAGCACAGGTGCGACATTATGCCCTATTCAATCGCTCGTATTCACAACTACACTCGTGCCTGTTTTACCTCAACTTATCGGCATCCCTCGCATATTGACGAACCAAAATTCTTCTTCGGGTGCGAACGACAACTTAAGCAACGAAATTACAGATTTAGTCGTTAATTTGAATACCGGTACAGAGTATTTCCCAAATGTTATTTACCTACCTACCGCCGAATACCGATTGATTGATTTACAGGGCAATAGTCCGCTCTATGGTATTCAAATAAGCGTCCAGTGGAAAGACATTTACGGCATTTACCACGACTTTTATTTACAGAACGGGTGTTCTTGTTCGCTGAAAATACTTTTTCGCAAAAAAGACCAAGGATACTTCTAATTTAGGGGAATTCTACACATTTTTTTATCTTTGCTATAATTATAAACGACTTCTAATTATGGCATCAGCGGATTTTGAGAAAATTTGTGTCCAAGACGACCTACTATTGACGACCGACAAGGTTCGTTATGCGGTCTTCAAGGGAGCCCAGAATATCACTCCTTCGCAGTATGAGGCGATTTCAAAGTCGCCCTCTTCAATTACCTTCAACGTCCAATTGCCGAGTGAATCCACGGTTTTTAGCAGGCGTATTATGGTGGAGACCACTATGACCGTCCAATTCACTCTTACTACACTTGCTGGATATGGTGGAGCAGGAGCAAGAAATGTCAATCCGGGGTACTCGTCCGCTTTAGGTCCATTCCCCTTTCATTCTTGCTGTAATACTATTCAGGCAACTATCAACAACAACACCGTATCACAGAACCAAAAGGACATTATGTTTCAATTACTTCGTTTCGGTGACCGTCGCGATGTTGCTCGCTACAATAACGCTACTCCTACGCAGTATGATAGTTATATGAAGTATTATCAGGCACTCGGGGCGAATAACAACCCTCTTGGTGCTTGGAATGACAACTCTTTAGACCAAGATTTTCAACCCCGAGGTCAGTTTATTATTGACAGTATTACGGGCAACGATGTTAATGACGGCAACCCTAAAACCATTACCGTCACTTTCACAACCCGAGAACCGTTGATGATGTCTCCTTTTCTGTGGATGGACCCCGAAAGCAACAACGCTGGGATGTATGGCGTCCAAACTTTGAATTTCACATTTAACCTCGGCAACGCAAATAAGGCATTTCGTCTTGCTCGTGGTGCTTATGGTACTGCTGGCAATTTTGCTACTGGTGATGCTAATACTTGGTTTAGCGTTAGTGATGCTACGATTACGAATGTTGCCTCTGCTCGCTTGCTTATGCTCTTCTTGACCCGCCAACCGTCTAACTTGGTTAGTGCCAGAAATGTCCTGCCCTTTGCGGAATATCCACGCTACTTGACGAATGTCAGCAACCCTCTCGCTGATGGTGCTACAACGGAGCAGACATTTCAAAGTATTCAGTTGAACTCCGTCCCTGATAAGTTGATTATTGCTTGCCGTAAAATTATGGGTAATCAAACTGGAGCGGATGCTGATGCTTTCTTGCCTATTCGTAAGATTAACATTTCATTCAATAACAAAGCGGGTCTGTTGTCAGGAGCGACCCAGTGGGACTTGTGGCGGATGTCCGTTGAAAGCGGTTCAAACCAAACTTGGAGCGAGTTTAGCGGTCGTGCGTATAAAGGACAGCAGACCGCACCTGCTGGTGCTACTGCCTTGCCAGAGGTGGTCGCAACTTGCGGTTCGGTTCTTGCTCTTGAGTTCGGTCGTCATATTGAACTGGACGATGTCTATGCTCCCGGGTCCATCGGGGCATTCCAGTTGTTGTTTAAATTGGAGGTTGAGAACAATACTGGTCTCGCAATTAACGCCAACCAATACGAGATTGTCCTTATTACTATGAACTCGGGTGTCTTCGCGATTGAACGCGGAACTTCACAGACCTACACGGCAATCCTGTCTCGTGCCGATGTTCTTGCCGTCTCTTCTCGTCCTCAATATGCTAAATCGGGTCTTGCTCGTATTGTTGGAGGTGCTGTTGAAGACAAGGTTAAGATGCTTGCTCGTCCTTTGATGGATGCTGTTGGTATGGGTCAGTCGGGCGGTGGTCTGTCTGGCGGTGGATATTCAGGAGGAGGTCAGTCAGGAGGCGGTCAGTCAGGAGGCGGTCAGTCAGGCGGTCGTATGGCAAAGCATCTTGGTATGTAATCCAGCGAATAAATATTATATTATATAAAGTAATGTCCGCAATTAACAACGAACACTACTTTAAGCATCTTGCCCCTTACATTAAGAGGCATCATTCGCAGATTGAAGCAAAGAGGGATGAAATAAAAGAGAAAATAGGTTTTCAATCCCTATTGAAAGCATATTTTACTTGTGAGTGTGGCGAGCAAGTCCGCTTTACCGCCTTACGAGGTCATTACGCAAGCAAGAAACATAGGCGGATTTGTGGTGATTTGCCTGATACTGAAATTAACAATTAAAATAATTTATTAACCCTCTGTAATAATCTTAATTTTCAAGAAATATCAAGATGTTATGATTTATAGTGAGATTGAAAAAAAATTGATTTGTTTTTTCAATCTATTTCTACATCAGCAATCAAGCACACATCATATACGAAATGGCAAGCAAGCAGAACAAGAACGAGAGCAGTATCGTCAGCGAGACCTGCGAATATATGGCGAACTATGTGAAGGAGCGAAGTGATGAAGGATTCACGAATTACCTCGTCTTCAACCTCAATAACGACGATGTTGAAGACGAACTCTTTGAGGCGTTGCGAATTGATGGCGACACAGAAATCCTTGACCTTGAGTCATTCAATCGTCGCATCTTTGAAAACTTCGCCGACTACGCCGAATACGCGTGGTGGGAGAACGAGACAGACGCTCTTGAATACTTCACCAGCAATCACAGCGAGGAGTTGCTTGACACACTCTACGAAGATTACGAAGGTGATTACATAGAGAGGGTGAGCGTTCAAGCGTTTTGCGACGAGAGAAAAGGCGAAGTTGCTGAATACCTCATTCACAACTATCCTGAACTGTTGCCTGCTGTGACGACACTCGCAACGCAAGAGTTGAAGGAGCAGGAGAAGCGTCTCACCGAAGCAGAGAATACGCTCAAGAAGGCACAGGAGGAGATTGAAAAACTCAAGGCAGAGAACGAGAAAATTCGCGAACAAAATGACAGGTTCTTCGCGAAAATACAAGAAGGCGACAAGGCAAAGGACGAATTGAAGCAACTCAAGGACATTTTCAGGCGTCTCGTGCGTGAGGACTAATAGTCGCAATACTCGCGACGCATCACGCAGTCAGGTTCAGGTTCAGGTAAGACATACGGGTCGCACATAAACGGCGAACCAAAGGTAAGTACGGATTGTGAGTTCATTTGTTCTAACACTTTTTCTTTAAGGGATTGGAGTTCTTTCTCCAGTTTTTCAACGGATTTTAATATGTTCTCCATTTTGCTTCTATAAACAAAGTGGAGAAAAAACCTTCTAAATCCCGCTTCGCCTTATCGGCAACTGAAGGTAATTTTAGGGGGCAGAGTAATAGACACATTAGGGTTGGGACACAACGCCTTAATTGCTAAATCTACAACGGATTTAATCACAGGAGGACGAGGGAGAGGACGAGGCATTTTCTATATTATGACAAGAAAATAAAAAAGTGAGGATAGAACGATTAAGTGAGGCAAAAAGTCAAAGTTTCTTGCTTTTCGCGTTTTCTATAGTGTTTTTCAAAAAAATAGGTTTTTATCCTCACTTACCTCACTTATCCTCACTTAAATCGTCCTTTATATATCCTGCCTACAAGTCGGGCAACTTTTCTTGTTGTTTGCTGGTTTCGGGAGTAACATCGCATAACACCCCTTACAGAGAATATGCCCGCACCACGCAATATGTATTGTTTCCTTTTCAAGCAATTCAAAGCACACAGGACAAGTGAATTCACGATTTAATTCATTCGCCATATCCCATAATTCGTTCGTGATATGTTGAGGCAATTCAACAGGACGCTCAACAGGCAAAGCACCGCCAGCGTTCATATTTCGGTACTGACGAAGGTTCATCAATTCCATCACGCGATTTGATAATTCACAACGGCGAGAATGTTCGGCGTAATACTTCGCCCACGCACAACGGCGTTGCGTATCTAAACTCGTCAATTTGGATTTACAGGAGGCATTATTACAAGGAGGCATCGTTATATACTTATAACAGTCGTTACTTCTTTAAGTATGTTAATCATTAATCTAAATCAATTTTTTTTCAATTTAGATTTTTTTAATGATAAAAATTTAGCAATTTAAATAATCTATATCAAAAAAAATTGATTTAGATTATCTTACATTATATATATATCATAGTCGCACTATTACGATTGCTACGATGTCTTTTAAACGCACGATGCGTGTTCTTACTGTTGAAATGTCGCTTACGAACAGGATTATAACTCAAGTCAAGAACGCGACGAGAAATATATTGAGCGAGGACGAAGAGCGTCATTTTCGCCCGACTGACGCAGAGTTGATACACTTCTACGGCGAGTTGCGTGCCTACTACGAGGGCAAAGAAGGACTTGCTGACTTATACGATGAACTTTGTGGCGGAGGCACTTATCAAACTGTTCTTGAAACGCTGTGCGAGACGATGACGGGCAACAAACAGAACAACGCTTATCTTCAAGAGGTTACTGCGATGTCGCACAGATACGGCAACATTATTCCTTCATTCTTCAACCAAATCTATCGCATTTGCGATATGAACGACTGCGGGCGATTGACACCTCACGAGGAGTTTGCTGTTGAACTCTTGATTGAGAAATGTGCTGAATATGTCGCTCACTTCATTCTTGAAAAAGTTGAGGCAGACATCGCAGAACAGGAGGAGATTGACAAGTTGAATGGAGAAGAAGAAGAACCAAATCAGTTCGTTTGTCAAAATTGCGGTGAGGACTTGTTCGTTCGCGAAATAAAGAATATGCTTTGCGATGAGTGCGACAGGCAAGATGACCTCAATACAGCAATAGACGCACAGGCAGAGATGGCGAAGGCATAATCGGGCGAGCAGGTAAGAACAGGTAAGTATTTTTTTTTATGTCAATCGGTATTTAGGTGCTTTTAACTTGCCCGTAAATACCTTCCAGTTCTCATTCGTGATGCGAATAGGGTCAGGGTTCTCATCCAAGTCCTTCGGTTTCTCCTTCTCCTTCTCAAATCCGGCACGCGTTGAACCGAATATTTGTTGAAAGGGTACCAATTTCTCGTCATAATCTTCGCCGTTTGTCTCCATAATAGGACGCATAGGTAATATATCCATTTTGGGTTGCTTGGCAAAGGGGTTAGGCATTCCAATTCTGCGTTTGAATGGCGTTGCTTCTTCAAAGTCGTCATAATCAACATTACCGCCGAATGTTTCATAAGGCAATTGGTCGTTAATATTTGTATGAATACCGTCCTCAACGCCCCCTGATAATATAACACCTCTTCGCTTCAAAAACTCTGCTTTGGGGTCTAACTCGGCAATAAAAGGCATCATCGTTTCACGCAACTTGCGACCCTGTGACATATCTACGGTGCGATTATCACCTAACGCCAGTTCAGCAAGGCGTTTCCTGTCTTCTAATTCGCCACGACCAAAACCGAAAAAGTCCTTTGCTTTGTCCGTAAAAGTGCGTTGAAGTCCTGACGGCAGATATTTTTCGGCACTATCAGGCAATATGCGTGAAACACCACGCCGAACATCGCTCATCGTCGGCATATTATTTGCGACGGTGTTGAACCATCCTGACGCTGAATCCGCCGTCTTGCTCGCCCAGTCCTTAAGTGTATCAAAAATACCACTTCCACGCAAAAACTCTTCATTTCCAAGACCATAAAGCGTCGCACTATCTATTTGTTGTCCTGTTTGTCGTCCGTAAGCATTCGCCCACGCCTGTCTAATCTGCTGGACATTTCTAATCCAAGGTTCTATACTATCCTGTGATGCTGTATCTGCGTCCAAATCAAAACTACCGTCGGGTTGCTGACGACGCAATTTGGATATGAGGGCAGGAGGCAACGCATCAAATAGTAATCTGTGTTCTGCTGGTGCGATTGCTCTACCTTCCGTATCTTCTAAATTCGTGTATGTGTTCCATACATCCGTATTCTCTATACCGTCAAGTTCAGGGACAGGGCGTAAGACATAGTTCGCATTTTGATTTCGGTCTGTGCCTCCGTCATTAGCGTATGCTTGTTCTACTGCCCCAAGTTGTCTCTGTGGTCGGCGAGGGACTGAAGGTTGTCTCTGTGCGGGTTGTTGTGGTCCAACAGGAGACGGTGGTCTTTGTCCTTGCTGTGCTTGTGCCTGTGCTACAAGTTCCGCACGAATAATAGGCAAAGCGGTCTTGATTGAGTTGCCTGAAATACGCTGATTTGTTGCTTGGTTCGCAATTGAGCGAATATCGGCAATTAAATTACCCGCATTACCTAAACGACGAGTATTTAATACTTGGTCGTATGCGAGACCCTGTTGTTGTCGGTCTTGTGCGTAAGCACGAACTAACTCTTGTGCGTCGGCAAAATCGCCTTGTTGTGCTGGTGGTCCAACTGGTGCTGGTTGAGGTGGTGCGTTAGGGTCTTGTCCCTGTTGTCCGGGCGGTACTATCGGTTGTAAAGGAGCAGGAGGGAGAGGAGCAGGAGCAACAGGCAAAGGATTTCTGCCGAATACTTGTGTTTTAATCTGCTTTCCTTCTTCATATCGTTCTACATCTTTCTTGCTTACATTTGAGTAAATACCGTTATTCAGGTTGTCCGCCATAAGCATCACCGTTGAATAACCTGCTGATGCTCCATTTCTAAATGCCTCAAATGCCCTTCGTGCTGGTGCTGAACCTCTTGCTCCTTCAGGCACAGCATTAAAAGAACTCAAATAGATTTGTCCTGTTTGTTTCAAAAGTTGGATTAGGGGTAAGAGATATGTCGTATTCACACCCGTCGCAAAATCGCTATTGATTGTCATCTGTGGAGCGTAAAGTTGAATATAATTCACCAGTTCATTATAGGTCGCAATAATATCCGTCATCTTGAAAAAGTCCGCACTCACGCTAATCAGGCGAGCATCTTGAATTAACCTTACTGGACTGGGAGTGGTTGATAGTGATAAAAGAGTTTGTAATTGTTGCGACAAATCGGTTTTAAAACCTAAAAGTTGTGATAATTTATTGACAAAAGACCCTATCTTGAATGAAACGCCTACATCAGCAGGGGACGGAGGCATCTGCGACTGCTCGTAAAGGTTCGCACCCCTGACTTCATTTTGATACACCTGCTTATTATAGCGTGCGTCTGCCGTATTCAAAAGCGAGCGTTCTGCCTCTCTGCTATATCCCTGCTCGTTCTTTTTCGTGTCTTGACTACTAACGGGATGTGCGTCCAATAGTTTTCGTAATCTATCCATACTTCCGCCTTTTATAGTATTGTTAGAAGATAATTCACCCGACCCTTTCAATTTCCGTTGAAGACGGGTTTTTTCTGTCCTTAAATCACCTTGCGACTTAACCTGTTTATTCTCTCTCGTTATTTGTGAGCGGTCTGCGAATGATGCTGACGGTATGGGTGCTTGTAATAATACATCTATATCATCAAGTTCATCCAGAACTTCATTTAGTCGCTTCTCGTCAGGTGTAAGTTCCTTTCCGTAATTGCCTAATTTTCTCTCTAATTTTTTAACTCTTGCTAATTCTCTATATAATCCTCTTTTATCTGCGAATGACTGAACTCCCGAATATCGTGCTTCTCCCTCCTCGCCTTCTTTTCGTCGCCTTCTATAATCCTCTGCCTGCCATTTTGCTTGTTCTATTTGGTCTATAAGTTCCTGACGACCTTTATCAACATATTTCGGTGGGGTTGCTTTAATCACCCGTGAGGTTCGCATAGGTGCTTCTAATGCGGGGACACCTTTTTCTGCTCGTTCTTTTATTTTCCGCTTCTTCTGTGCGAGTAAAGAGTTCTCACCTTTACAAAGTTTCGCTTCCCACTCTTCAGC